TTAAAGTAATTATTATCGTTGTTTTTAATTATCTCTTTCCAATCCTTTTCCTGTGCAATATTATACTCATGAATTTCTTTAATGTATCTAAACTTAATACCACCTAATATAATAGATTCAGGTGTTACCATTTGAGTGATAGGCACAGTCAAATAGATAGCATCCATTAACACATCATATACCTTTGTAGGGCTTAAATCTTCAATCTCTTTAACTGATTTACCACTTAGTATTGATAGCCTTAAAACCGCTTTATCTAAGTTGTCTAATGAAGTATTTGTTTTCAAGTCCTCTAATTGTTGGAATTGAATAACGGTTAAATCTTCGTGTCTCTTTGGTATTTTCATTGTATTAATATAACATTTTATTTAACTTTTACATTTTATTGGATAAAGAATGTTGACTTCTTAAGTCGGTTTAAAGCGAGATACCTAATTGTGTCGCAAAAATGATTTTGACTATCAATAGGAGTGTTTAACATATTGCCATCCTTATCAGTTGCCCACTTGTAATTGCGTAGTTCCTTTATAGCATTTAGGCTGTCCTTAGTTATAAACATTTCATATTGTTGCAAAGTATCTATTGAGTTACGTATGCTATCGGGTCCTTTCTTTGCACCCTCAATCCTAAAGCCTGCCCTTCGTAAATCCTCTATTGATTTTGGCTCTGCTGAATCTGCAACAATCATTTCATTTCTTTGAACTCCCAACTCTTTTAACTTGTCAATAATATCGCTATTCGTTAGCCCTGTTTGATATATTAATTCTTTGAAGTATAAAGCACCGTTGTATCTATAACAAGCCGTTAAAACACTTGGATCATTTGTAAAACCCCAGTCAATTGAATATGATATAAATTCGGCTTCCGTTGGAATACTATCACATTGCTGCCAGTTATTAAATACAGTACCCTGCAAACTTCCAATATTACCCAAGCCATAAACGCTCCACCAATTAGCCCAGTAAGTTGATGTTAGTGCTTTCTCTTTTGCTTTCTCTATTTCTTTAATAATTGATAAATCTAAGGCTTCATTATCTTTGTAAGTTAATACCACAAAGTCAGTATCACTATCATTAATTAATTCGGTATCAACCCAAAATTCGCTAACGGGATTATAATCTAAATAAATAAAGCGGCGTGTTCTAATTGCTAATTGATAGTAAGCCTCCCACGTAATATTATTGCACTCATTTACAAATAGCACATCACGTCTTGCCCCTCTTAATTTACTTTCAGCATCCGCACTAAAGAACTCGATATAAGCACCATTGCTAAAGGTATAAACCAAACTACTTTTATTAAAGTTCTCCGGCTCATACATTCCGATCATATCCATAATTTTAAGAAAGTCACGTAATGCACCCCTCTTTAAATGTGGTATGGTTTCAGCAACTATTGATATTTCAGCAAGTGGATTCTTAACAGCATAGTCAATAAGGAAAGGAACTATTGTAAATGTTTTACTTGCAGAAGTTCCACCCCTCACTACCCGAACTCTTTTATTGAGTTTAGATATTTTCGCTTGGGCTGTCGTTCGTTGTAACATTAATATCTATTCCGTTAAATATAGGCTTCTCGGTTATTAATTGGTTAATCGTTTGACTAGGTACACCATGCACTCTACTGATTAAAGTTTCTAAACTATACAACGTTCCCTTTTCTAAACTTTTACGCATAGCATTTGCGATGGTACGTTCTAAAATAGTTGCGTGTTCATCTTTAAATATATCGGCTAATTCATTTAAAGTCATAGCCATCATGTTTTCAATGGTTTGGTTTATATCCTGTTTATTGTAACCCATGTCTTTCAATTGACAAACAAATTTACGAGGTCTTCCGTTTGGGTTTCCGCTCTGTCCTTTTTTCCAACTAAATGGTAAAATATATTCTATGTTATCTGACATTATTAATTTTATTTATTATATTTGCAGTGCGATGGTAGTTTAAAATAGAACATTAATCAACCAGATTAAAGGCGGGGTTTGTAACCACCTCATCGCTCTCAGTAATAACCTTACGTTCTTGTAGGGTTATTTTTTTGCCCTTATACATTCCTGCACCTTGTTTATCTATTTCGCTAAATGGTAATATAGGAACGGTTATTTTACAAGTTTTATCAATTAAATAAATATATCTTAATTGATTACCAACTAATGTATCTAAAGATTTAAAATATTCTTTTTTATTTGGATTATGTGCTATACTCAAACCTTTATGAAAACACTCACCTGTTTTTAAATCCTTAACAATTCCTTTGTTATCTTTTATTGCAGTTAATACAAAACCACTTGCTCTATAAATTGTACCATCACCACATTGAGTACCATCACTAAAACTTAAAATCCATTTTATTTGTGGTGCATTTTTTTTAATTAACTTAATACTAATTGCAATGCATCTACTTTCAGAATATTTAGGCAAATAATCATCAAAAGCCATTCTATTAAGTTCTAACATTTCATTCCATAAACAAGGTTGAACAAGTCCTAAAACTCTTTGTTTACTTGTTGGACTTCCGTAACTCATTACACCGTGTAATTTATCATCTAAAAAACAACCAAAATGCAAAGCACTATTTGGAACAACCTTACCGCTATAATGGTTTTTCTTTACAAACTCATTTGCAATCTTACTAGGTATAACTTTTACAATTATCTCTTTTGCTCTACCCATTGCATAATAATTAAATATAAAGCGTTTCCGTTACTATTTTCATTACCCATCGTTTCGGCATATTTATATTCTTCGGTTTCTTTAATATCCTGAATAGCATTTTTAATTTGCTCAGCTTGTTCATCTGCCAGCGTAAAAGTCATTTGTTGAAACGGTGCTTTGTCGCCATCGGGCAAACTAAAATCAGTTCCTAACTCATCACTATCCAAATCAAAACCTATTAAATCCAAACCCCAACTTTCTAATTCTAAACTATCCCACTCTTGTAATAATTGCCAATCCCACTCACCACCGCTTACATTATCCTTTATAAGAAATTCACGTTGTTTTTCCGTTGATAAGCCATTTGCTTTAATAATGGGCACTTCTTTTAACCCAGCTTCCTTACATGCCTTAAAACGCATATTACCGCCTAAAATAATCATATCCTCATTAACCACAATCGGACGTATATTTAACATCTCAGGAAAGTCTTTTATTGACTGCACCAGTTTAGTAAACTTGTCATCCTTAATTAAACGTGGATTGTTTGGATTGAGTTTAATTTTACTTATTTGTATCGTTTCTATTTTCATTCCAAAAGTTTATGTGTTCGTATTCGTCTTGCATCAGTTCATTATATAAATAAAAGTCTTTTTTAATATTGCCGAGTTAAAATAATTAATCCTGAACGGTTGGTGCGGCAATGGCTTCATTGATATGCGTTCCTTCATAGGTTATTGAAATCATTAAAATATTATTAGTATAAAGTATTTCACGCTCCAAAGGTTTATACTTTTTAACATTTAGTTTTAAGTTTTTCTCGCATTCCTTACCTACCCTTAAGCGTTCCTTTGGAGTTGGCTCGGTTTCATAATCAAATGTATATTTTGCTTTGAATGGCATTATTTCTTTGATTTAGGTTTATCTTCATTCGGTTTATTAATGTAAGCTAATATCAAACTAAAAGCATCTTTATAGATATTAATACAAGTTGAACATTCAACAAGTACATCAGTAGTTGCATCTATTGTGTTATAAGTTGCTAAAATTTCTTTTACATTATCGTTTGAACTGTCGGGGCGGATTAAATCATGAGCAACTGCATAGATAAAGTCTTTGTGTTTTAATAGTATTTCGTTCATTTTAGTTTGTTTTTTATTTCTGATTTGAATTTATTGTTATCGTAAATTAGTTTTCTTTGATTTATTCCTAAGTCCTGTGCTATTTGCCTTGTTGAACTTACCACCGACTTAAATAGTATTTCGGCTTTAAATGGTTGTTCTTTTACAAATTTCACTGTCTTGTTAAATTTATTATCAATTTCAAAGTTATAACATTCTTCCGAGATTTCAAAG